ACTTTGACGGTATAGACTTCGGGTTGCTCTGGCTCGTCACTTTCTTCAGTGTCGTCCTCAACATCTTCGCCATCATATTCTTCAGCTTCAGCTTCGGGTTCATCTACCTCGGCTTCGGCCTCGTCATATTCAGGCTCTGAGGCTTCTGGCTGTTCTTCAACTGCCGCCGCCTCTACGCTCTGTTCATCGTCAACCTTGTCCTCGATCGGGGGTTGCATTAACAGGCTTACTGCATCTTGTGCTGATATTGCGCCGTTCTCATTAGAGTTATCGGTACTCATCACTATTTCCTTTATAAACTAAATTGAGGTTTCATTTCAAGCCACCTAGACTTGTCTTCGCAATCTTACCATCCATGACCACACTTTCGATGTGTCCACGCAATGCTGTAAGGGCTTGCAGAAGCTGGTAAATGCGTTCACGGTTCTCAGTGTCGGCGACACCAGATTCCTTCCACGCAGTAATAAATTGATTTTCCAGATACGAAAACGACTCTTGTAGGATTTCGTTTCGCAGGAGTGCCGCCGCCTTTTCGCCGCGATCCATGCGCTCACGCAGTTTTCCTTCGTTCATGATAAGAGTGTATATCCTTGTAAGTTATAGGGGTCAGTGTACATACTTGGGCGTGTAGCCGCGCCTCTGCGAAAGGCTGTGTTAGCCGCCGCAAAATCCTGTGGTGAGCCAAAGCCAGCCTCTAACAAACCTGCTGGTGGCTGGTCAAGTAAGCCCATACGAGCATAGTAGCCTGTTGGTGGGGACATTCCAGCTACGCCCATTGAACCTTCTGGTTGGAATGGGCTAGTTGAGCGTGTATCCATGATACAGGCTTGCAGTGTTTCGTTGAAATAGTACCCTTCTGGGCAACGCTCTTGACCTGTCATGGGGTCTTGCACTGGAGCAACTTGCTGTTGTCTGCCGCCATTATCTCTGTCAAAACGGCCGCTCACATCAAATGGGTTATATCTTGGATCGCCTGAGTACACTCTTTGCTCAAATGGTAGGGCTGAAAAAAGTAAGGGAATAATACCCATAGGAATTTGTGATGGCGGTGTAATCTGCCCAACAATATTGCCTTGAGGATCACGCACAGGCTGGTAACGGCTAAGTGCCGCCTGTTCCTGCATAATTCTATCTTGCCTAGCAAACCTTTCAGCCTCTGCCGCCGCTTGTTGTGCCGCCGCCTGTTGCGCGGCTTGCTGTGCCATAGCCTGTTGTAATGCCGCTTGTGCCGCTAACTCTTGCTGTTGCCGTTGTCTAGCCGCAGATACATCTAAACCGCTTTGCACCGCCATATCGCCAACTTGTCTAGCGGCTTGTTGAGATTGTCTAACAGCCTCTCTTTGCTGTGAAAGCATTTGTCCACGATCAGGGCGACCTGTGTCACGACTCGCAGATGTATCTCTACCTGCTCTGCCTATATCTGCATATCCACGTTCTGCTGGCATATCTACCTCGGTAAGTTAGTGCTGATCTCGGCATCAGTCTGTGCCTTGATCGCTCTTAGTTGTGCCTCTGCCGCGAGTTCCTGCCGCCTCAACTCTAGCTCGGCTTGCATCTTCTCACGCTCTAACTGAATCTCCATCTGCATACGCTCACGCTTCAATGCCATCTCTTGTTGTAGCTTGGCCATGTCAACTTGCATCTGCGCCGCATTAGGGTCTTGCTGTGGCTGTTGTTGCATCATTTGCATCTGCTGTTGTATCTGCTGTGGGTTGTTGAAGAATTGGTCAGCGTCCTTGAAGCCGCCAATCTCCGCAATACTTCTCAGCGTTGAAACATACTGCGATAGGCTAACAACAGGATTGTTTGTTCCTAGCGTTTGCAATATCTGCTCTTGCTTCGCCGCAATAGCTTGCAGGAAAGCAATCTTCTGTTCATCGTCAGCCGTACCCAAACCGACCTGTACAATGACATCAAACTCACTATGCCACTCAGCCGGATCAATCGGCACAAAGTTATTCCGCAGTCTGACGATCCGCGCCTTGTTATCGTACTTGGTCACAAGGTGCAGGATGCCCTTAAACAACTGCTTCACGCCGCACTCGGCCATAGTCCTAGCATAGCTCTCTAGCTTTACCTGTGCGCCTCTTACAGTCGCGCTGATAGCACTAGCTGTTGTGGATTGCAAGGCATTAGCATCAAGCCCTTGTGATGCCTTGCTCATACCAGTTCGGCTTTCTTTGACTTGATCTAGATATCCTAGCAATGGCTGGATTTCATTACCGACAGGATTGCCCTGAATAGGCTGGATCATACCCTGTTGACGAACCCTAATTATGCCTCCAGCGGTCCCATCCAATAAATCATCAAAATTTACCATGCCCTCGACAGCCGCTATGCGTGGCAGGGTGCTGGTATAGACGCTGTCCAGATACTGACGCATTAGTGTGGACTTGATGACCTGTAAGTCCTCAGTCATGTCATAGATGGAACGCCCGATAAGGCGGTGCGGCATCAGAATGGGGCTGACAACTGCAAATGGAATATGATCATATGGCTCATTACTGAGGATTTCAGTGCCACCTTCGCCGATAGCGACAATCCTGCGTAACTCAGCAATCCCATCGTCATCGTAATCAACCTTCATGTAACACTCGTAATAGACAACCTCTGCGCGTGTTGGGTCTGCGGCATCAATGCCTGTGTTGGCTTCTAGGTCTTGATAACGGACTGAGCGTTCTTCATCTAGGTCAACATCGCTACCTGTGCCAGCGTGTCGCTCAACGACTTCGCGGTCATAACCCATAGCCACCAGATCGCTCACAGTCATGCTGGTGCGATGCGCTACAAAATGCGCGTCATCTAGGTCAACCGTTCTGCGGTTAACGAGAAACTCCTCTGGTGGAATATTAATAACTTTAATTTTGCCGGATGTGCGCTTAACGCGAACCTTTACGCTGAACGAGCTATTAATAGGCACTTCCTCGCCTGTCATCTCGTCCACCATATACGCAGTGGCTTGCTCAGAAATCGTGCCAACTATCTCATAGTCAGGGTTGGCCATGAGCGCGGTAAGTTCCATCTCGCTGAGGTCTTCGTATTCTTCCTCAGTGACATCCTCTTTTTCTTCCCAGTAATACTTGACAACGCCCAGCCGGAATAACAGTGCGTCCTTGAACCAGTTGTACAGGACTTTGTAGCCCTCGTTATCGTGGTTAATGACGTAGTTCACATAGTCGGTAATCTGGTCAGCACGCTCTACGTCCTCAGCCGTCCTAGCCGCAAACCGCACATACTGGTCATTGGCTGTGAAGACGCGCATCAGGTGAGGCATGATCTGCTCGATGACATCCGCAACGTCTGTGCTAATAACCTGTGAACGACCCTCTATCTCGTTGCCAAGCGGCTCACCCATGTAAAAGTCAAGGGCGCGGATTCGCTCTGCACTGTACTCACTATCAAAGTGATTTAGCGAGTCTCGTATCTCAGCCGTTACGATGCTGTTTAGTTGATAGTCGTCCATTTTTGCCATTGCGTTTTACCTTTGCGCCATATACGCATTTGATCTCAGTATCGCATATTTTGTGCGTAACGCAATTCGCGCAACGTACATACTCAGTTTTTGGTTCGGGCTTTCTTGCCTGTAAGGGCTGTTTTGGCCTTGTATAAAATCGAGTTATCATCCTTCACCTTGCCAGACATGACGTTGCCATTGCTTGTAATAACAGGCACTGGCTTTGGCTGTGGTAGTTCCATAGATACAGCATTTCTCTTTTGGATACAACGCCCCATGTTTTCGCAACGTCCACGATAGGGGCAGTCTGGGCATACAATCATTTCTTTCTCCGCTTCCTTGCTTTACGCGCCACATCAAGCGCAATGGCTGTGGCTTGCTTCTGAGACTTGCCAGAGTTCATCTCGCGGCGAATGTTCTCAGATATACTCTTTTTGCTGTAACCTTTGATGAGTGGCATTATAGCAGTCCTTGTGGCTGTTGTCCGTCCTTGGCTAACAAGCCATCATCAGTATCTTGCATAGCACCCTTTACGGCAGTAACCGATACCCCAGCAGGGATGCCGTACTTCTCCATGATCTTGATTAACTTATCATCAAAGATAACATAGTTGCGCTCTGCCGCCGCATCGTCAATTTTTGACCCTCTTGATCCTGCGGCGCGGTATTTGATGCCGAAGATGCCTACATTTCTTAAAAACTCTGATGCGCGTTTTCCGCCTTGCTCACCTACACCTTCTAACGCTTTTATAAAATCGCCGCCTGTTGCGGTGGCTGGGTCAAGCCCAGCCTGTAAAATAACGATTTCAGAATCACCGTAGACATTATCAATTAGTTTTAACATCTTAGGCTGTTGGCTTAACGGCAAGTCATAATCCAACAAATCTTCGGGCTTTGGCTCTAAGGCAACTTTGTAAGTTTTCCCCTCTGCTTTTTTAAGAGGGGTAACTGTAAAACTATCCCCCTCAAAATTTTTCAATAGCGATACGCTTGTTCCGTCACGCATATCTATTTGTAATGCGCCATCTCTTTCAAACGTCATTTCAAAAATGTTTAAGGCGTTTTCGTCAGGATCAACATTAAAACGTTGCATTTTTAATGCTGATTTTATCACATCATTTGCTTGATCAATTCGGTATGATTTGTATCCATCAACTTCTTTATGATCAATGTCTGGTATGCTTTTAGCCGCATGAGTATCACTGCTGTAATCAATTTTTTTATAACCGCTACCACCTATGGCATCGCGATAAAACTTCGCAATGTCCTCACTATCAGTAAAATACAGACCATAACCGTACGCTTGTGCGCCTTCGCCTGTTCCAATTTTCTCTAACTTAAACTCATCAAAGTCTGCGCCAGAACCGTGAAATGCAATGATGCCAACAGGGTTTTCGTCCGTAGGCGGCACAACTTGTGCTGGCTCTGCAATAGGCACATTGTCAACAGTTTGTGTTGCGGATGGCACATTGTCGCCTTCCATCAAAAGCGTCTGTGGCTGAGTCGGTGCTTGTTGCGGCACATCCATTAATAAGCCTTCTGGTGTAACAGCTTGCGGTCTAGGCATAGCGTCAGTTAAATAATTTACGCCCCTTGCAACATACGGCGCGACTTCTTTAGACACCTTGCCCAACGCAAGTTCTCCAGCCCCAGTAACGCCGCCAATAAGTCGGGCTGGGTCACGATACATTTCGTAGCCTTGCTCTGGCTTGCCATAAACAGCTTCACCCAAAGCCTCTGATCCAGCAACGCTTTGCGCTTTCTGAGCTATATCGCCAGACTGTGACAGCATCCAGAATGGATTAGTGTAGTAATTAAATTGATTGTTTTGCGGCGTGATCGCTTGTGCTACATCAACAGCACCTGCATAAACATCTACTGGCGTACCACCCAAATCTGTTGTTGCGCCTTGCAACAAACCAGTGCCAAACTCTGCACGAGCCATAGGGTCTGTTAATAAACCAGAAACATATCTGTCAGCGTTCATCGCATAAGGATTAACGCCAGTCATTTCGTAACGGCGATCAATCTGGCGTTCCTGTGGATAGAAACCCAGTAGGTCAGGCGCATAACGCGCAGGATCAGCCATTCTGACAGCCATGGTTACTTGCCTTTTTTCTTTTTCGCAGTCTTTGCCGCTTGCTTAAACGACTTTGCGGTAGGCGCACCTTTTGCACCTACCTTACGCATTTTCTCGCCACTACCAGCCGCTATACGCTTACGCTTGGCGTGGATATTGGCATACAATCCTTGCTTGGCCATTATGAGCAGTATTTGCCTGTTTTAGAGCCGCCCTTTTTCATGCCTTTGCCTTTGCCTTTGCCGTACATAATAAACTCCTGTTAAGAAATGCTCACAACGCCATTCTCAGACGTAATCCTGTCCGACATACTATCAGATTTATGGATTGCAATAAAGTTCCCTGCAAATGGATATGAGATATAATCCCTTTCATGCAACCAGCCAGAGATTTCAGCGCGGTCAATCTTGATAATCTCGATTAACATTCGAGGCTTACAACGCTTGATGGTTTCATCCGCGCCAGCCAGAGCTTCCATCTCCATGCCCTCAACATCCAACTTGAGAAAGTCCAGATGCTGAAACTCAAAGTCGTCAATAGCCATAGTAGCTACTGTGGTCATTTTGGTCAGGTCTTGACCAATATGTTCGCTCTTGGCGTGCTGTTTAAGTTCCATAGAGCCAAACGAGCCAGTGTCGTTGTAGTTTGGCTTGGGTATCTCTAGCCAGCCCTCAGACGAGCTTAGTGCCGCATTGAACAGCTTCACATTAAAGCAGTTGTTAATCGCCACATTGCCGCAAAGCATATGATAAATATGTTCCTGCGCCTCAAATGCCACAATTCTGCCACGATGTCCAAGTTGCTTTGCCCATTCAATTGTATGCACACCGATATTAGCACCGCCGTCAATCATCGTGATCGGGCGGTCTAATTTCTCTGCCATATCTTTTGCTAGGAACTTGACGAGGTTGATTTCTTCTGGGTCATAATTGCCCTTGTTCAGTAATTGAAAGCCAACACCGTATCCAGTCTGTCCGTCTGGTGCGAGGGCATAATCCAGTCTGTTGACTATCATCATGCCGTGGTCAGTGTTGACTAAAACATTTGGCTGGGGTTTAGCCATGTTTCAGTCTCCTATATCACCATTTCGTTTTATCTGCCCAATAAGCCGCAGACATCTTGCCCTTGGCAATGTTGCTGGCGTGACGAGCCTTAAACGACTTACGCCGCGCCTTCTCTGATGCTGTCTTGGGGTTCTTACCAGCACCAGAAACACCTTGCTGACCAAATCTAATGGTCTTGACCTGATCGCCTTCCTTGGCGACTACCACATGAGATTTTGTCGGGTGGCTTGGTGTGCGCTTCGGCTTGTTATAGCCGGATACACCAACCCTATCCAATCGGGGGTCTTTAGCCATGTTAATATCCTAATAATCCACTGCTTCGTAATTCTGCCGCCGTAATTGCTTCTTCCATTGTGGGATGCACTGATGTTGGCTCAATCATGCCGTTAACAAGCATATTGTAAATTTCATCTTCAGTATATTGAACACCTTGATGGATGCTTGGAACATTGTAAAAAAATCCATTTATGGGAAGCGTTACTGATTTTTCTGAAACCGTTTCGCCATAAGGCGTTTCATACATTGGCCTTCCAGCTTGCGTTAACAAGCCTGTCGGAACGCCAACAATTTGCCTTTCGCCATAATCAGGCATCGTAATCATCCTCTAGCCGTATCTTAATTATCTTAAACGTATCCATAACCTCATCGGCTGTCATGCCAGCCCTCAAGCCCCAGATAGCCGCACCCTGCATCATAGCCGACATAATCGTGTCGGGGTCAATGTCGTGGGCGGCGTTTAGCCCTTGGGTAAATATATCAATAATCTCGCTGACATTCTCTATCATCGTGGCAACTTCCTCAAGCTCAATCTCAAAGTGATTATCCTTCGGAAACTTGATGATGTTGTCGGTCATACTATCCACCCTTTGTTGACGTTGATAGATCGGTTGGAAGTATAGCCTCTTGAGTAGCCCCCTGCAACTGCACCTTGCTGGGCAAACGATAAGACAAACGCATCAGCGACATCCGGCGACCTCTGGCCTCGCCGCTTCATCTCATCCTTGCTCTCAATCTTTAGCTTGCCATTGCTCAAGTATTTATACCGCACACTGGTTAGTTCCTGCACTAAAGTCTGATCATCGGGTATCTTGCAATCTCGCGCCTCAAACCATTCCCTTGCGTTCCAGAACAACTCATCCCTCAAGCGGTTAAACCTGTCCTTCAGGCTGGCAGTCTCACTGACAGATATTGCCACAGCCGGAAGCTCTAGCTCTCTGAGGCGGTCAGCAAGCCCCGCACCTAGCCCAATGGCATCAATATACATCGCCCTAGGCCGTAGCTGATAGGGGGTGGCATCATACTCACTCAGCACAATCCCTGCCAGTTCCATCAGGTCTTTGTTCTGATAGGTCTTGATCTTCTCAAACAAGACATTGCCCTGCCGCTTGGCAATCGCAGAACGGTCACTACCCATCCTTGCAACGTCTATGCCCCAGACAACTGGTGTATTGGGGTTTGCCTCAACATTCCTCTTAATAGCGTCCTCGACCAGATTTAACGGCAACAGAACATCGTCAGACTGGGTAGGAAACTCGCCCAGAACGCGAACCCGATAGATATTACTATCCTCGCCGTATTTCATCGCCATGCTCTCTAAAAACTGCTCAGAGACAGTCGTGGCGTCAGTACAGCTAACAGTCATAGTCGCCCAATGCTCACGAGAGCCGTGGAACGCCTCGTAAAAGAAACCGTCCGATCTGGTGGGGTTGCCGCACATAACGGTCTTAGCACCAGCCGTTGACATAGCACCCTCACCCACCTGAAACACAACGTCAGGGATACCTGATGCTTCCTCGCAGATAAACAGCATATTCTCGCTGTGGAATCCTTGCAACGCCTCTGGGTTCTCTTTACGGCTGGTTCTTGCAACGGCAAAGCTGTCAGTCGCGCCCTTCAGCGCAATCTTGTCGGTCTTGAAATCTAGCTGGTCTTTGAAGAACGGCGGCAGTTTCCGCGCCCACTTGTCAATCTCAGTCCACAGCACATCACTCAACTGGTGAGCCGTGTTCGCCGTCACAGCGACTTTACAGGGGTAATGCGTACATAACCACCACAACACCGTCCACGACAGGAACGCCGTCTTGCCGACACCGTGGCCTGACTTGATCGCTATCCTGTCATTATCGCGCACAGCCCTCAATGCTCGTGCTTGCCACGGCTGGGGTTTAACGTCTAGCACCGTCTCAGCGAACAGCACAGGATCATCATGTAGTTTTGCTAATAGCTCTGAATTATCTGACATCGCATCACCATAGAGAAAAAGGGCGGCTTATGCCACCCCTTTTATTGTTGCGCTATTGCTTTGCACAGTAAGCCTTCTTTAACAATTTAATCCACTCCCTTGTCATCTTGCAAAATTCTGAATATTCTGGGTTCAAATCTTTGTATTGTTGTTGTTGATAAGATAAACTATCTTCCATTACCAATAAGATATTAGCTTCTGGGTTAACTTTGTTATCCAATTTATTCATCAGTAAATCTCCCATTTGTTGTCCTGATAACTTAAATATAGTTTAAGTGTATAGGGATTGCAAGTAGAAAATTACATTTTATTTAATTTTTTTTGAACGGCCTCTATGACCGACTGCCAGTCAAACATTTTCGGCTGGTAAAAGCACCGCATATCTCTGTATAGGGCAGTTGTTTCTTGGTACGGCCACCATCTAAAGCAAGCATCGTATCGTGAGAGCATCCAAGTAGGAACGCCCAAGCCGCCAGATAAATGCGCCACCGCCGTGTCAACTGTAATCACCAAGTCTAAATTGCTAATAAGACCAGCTAGGTCAGAAAAGTCTTGTATCCTCGCGCCAAAGTCCTCTACCTCTGGCAAGCCAAATTCCCTTGACAGGTTAACCCACTGGGCATCTGGCTTTGATCGCACGATCTGCATTGCCTCACTCGGCGCAAGGCTTCTGCGTCTGTCGATCTGATACGCCGCAATCGAGTCCGACCGCGCCGCGCCACTGTAACAGATGCCAATTCTTCGCCCACCGTCACCCTCGCCAAGCTGTGAACCCCAATGCGCTCGGCTCTCCAAACTGGCATTAATGTAAGGCTGAACATCCCAATCACTCCATTCCTGTATGAACATTTCCATTAAGTCCATCGTCCACAGATAATGCGTGTAATCGGTTATGCTATCATCGTGTATCTTACATAACCCAGATTGCTCAATTAGCTTCTGTAATGGCCTCGGACAAACAATATACACCTCAGCACCCAATTCTTGCAACCGTGGCAAAAAGCGCATCGTCATCAGCGTGTCGCCGAATCCCTGCTCATGCCGGACAATAACCTTCGCCTTGCCGCCAGTGTATTTGGGCAACGGCGCATCATCCCTGTTAAATAGCTCGTGCCGCGCATCATACAGCTTAAACCCCTGCCGATAACGGCCAGTGTTCAAACAGGCCAGAGACATCGTATGCCTAGCGGCTAAGTCATTGGGGCTGATACCGTATGCCTTTTTAGCGTACTTATAACCACTGTTATAATCGCCGATATTAAGCTCCAGAACCGCCTTGTTGTGGTTCGCCCTAAAATCATGCGGCTTGCAACGCAACGCATGGTCTATGAGCTTCTCAGCGCGATTAAACCTGTGTCTCTCGCGCAGATGGTTGGCTAAGTTGGTAATTACAGGCACACAGTCAGGATCATCCTCAAGGGCGGTTTCCCAGACCTTCTCAGCGTGTTCAGGCTTGCCCATCCGCAACAGGTTCAACCCAAGCAGATTGGCTACATAGGGGCTGTCATAGGCTTGCAACAACTCGCCGCAGAGTCGCGCACTGTCCTCGTACTTGCCCTCATCGGCAAGGGCGTGGGCGTGTTTCACATCGTCTAGGATTTTTTTTGGTGGGGTGGTAGCGGTCATTTGTTTTCCTTTGGGGGGGGTGTCTGTGGGTATATATATTTATTACTGGGGGGCGTGTGTGATTTCAGGGGGGGGGGCTGAGAATGAGAATGAGAATCATTCGCATTTGCAAGAAGCCACTTTTCTACTATTAGTTGCTGGTTTGTCGCATAATAGCCATTATGTAAGGCGTTATTGACCATGCTCATACCGTAAGTCATTGATATTATTACACACCATATAGTTGCAGTTACTATTAGTTGTATTTCTCTTGTGAGTTGTATCCAGTTGCGAATGAGAATGAGAATCATTCTCAATATCATTTCTCACGCGAGAGCCTTCAGCGCGTTCAGTGCGTGTAATCGCGCCCCAGTAATACAAACCCCTTGTAATCCCTACCATCTCATCAATCCCCTCGCCGCCACAATTCCACAAAAGTTGCTCAACAGTGACATTGCACTCAACGGTTGCAAGCCTACTCATCATCACTGATCTCAACATCCTGCACAGTACCCTCAATCGTGTTCATCTCACGTTCCTTCATGCGCTCTTGAACGATCCTCAAGTCATCCACCAAGCTGTGCTTATGCTCAACCTCGACCTTCTGATCCGTCCCATACATCCTTGGATAATACTTCGCGGCGCGCCATTTCTCTGTATCAATATCAAGCCTAGCCGCCTGTATCGCTACGTAAGCGACATCCTTGGTAATCGTACCCTGTCTAGCCTCTTGCACTACGTTTCTAACCTGTTCCTGTATCTCGCTGATCTTCGCATCGGCGATAGCCGCCTTGCTTTCCATCACAAGCCTGTAACGCTCTCTCAGGTCAGCATCCTTCTGCATCCAACGCCAGAACGTGTTGAACGCTGGCATATCCACATCTTTGCCAACATGAGCCGCAGGACGCTCTTGCAACCGCCGGAGAAACTCGTCCTCAGTTTTCTTGTCCTTAGCCTTGAGCCGTTTCTTCTGATAATGCTGTGGTAATTTCTTGTCAGTCATCATAGCTCCGTGTGATGCGGCAAGCCATGACCCATGGCGCACCATTGATTAAAATCATATCTGTTAAGCACCATCTCAGTGATCCAGCCATGCAACATATCCCAGTCATAGCTTTCATGCTTAAACTTTGCATAATACTTCCTCGTCAGGCTATCAATAAAGCCCAACTGAGCCTCGGACAGTCCCCTCTCAGCATAATTAGGCTTTTGCTGGGCGACAGAGCGCGTAGGACGCCGCTTAGACTCTTTTCTGCACCAACCCTGCCAAAAAGCCGTAACGCTGTTATATGACGCTCTATTGCCGTTCTTCTCATCCCAGAGACGAATATCGGTTAACACCTCATTTGCATCTAACCCAAGCTCAGTTGCATAAGCCAAGTCATCCTGAGTTGGTGTCCAATCGCTTACCTTCTGCTTTGATGATTTCTTGCTATTATTATTTATGTTAAGTGTTCCATAAGTGTTAGTGTGTCTCTGTGACACCCCTAGAGGTGTCTCTGTGACACCAGTAGATTGTTCTTGAGGTGTCAGTGTGACACCAGTAGAAACCGTTTGAGGTGTCTCTGTGACACCAGTAAAATTGATCCGATAGACATCTGTTTTGTTATACCGCTTCTCTCTGCTGATGAAGCCAACCTGTTCCAATTTCTTCAGCTTCCTAATCACAGTGCTTCTGCTACCCTCTGTGACTGATACTAACCTGTCTATTGACGGCCAAGCATCCCCAGTTGACTCGTTGAAATGATCAGCCAGTGCCAACAGCACTAGCTTCGCCAATGGATCGTCTACCTTCTGCTCAAACGCCCATCCTATTGCCTTTACACTCATGACATTCTCCTCATTTTTGTTATGTCGTAGTGAGCCACTAGCTCAATATCTTGCCAGTCGCCCCTGTTATTGTGACCGCCGATCCTCACATCGCAGTCCTCGTTGAAGTCCAGCATAGCCAGACCATCCGTAAATTCAACAAGCAAATACGCCTTCACCATGCAAGCCGTTGCAAGTTTTCTGGCAAACAGAACCTTGTTCAAGCTGACCATGTAAGTAGGGTATTGCCCCATTGTATTGCTTCTCTTGCGGCACTCAACAAAGCACAACGGCTTGTTACTGCCAGCCTCATGCACCACAAAGTCTAGCCTGTACGATATCGGTAACTTACGAAACTCGTGACCCTTTCTAGCGCATAACCGCTTCATCATAGCGATCTCGCCGTCCAAGTCGTCCTGTGTCTCGTAGTATGGCCTATTCACTGTCAGCCCAACCCTCTCTCACCAGCATACACCACGTTGGGAATGTGATGATTGCGGTGTTGTCTTTGTCAGCAAAATCAGCGTTGATGCTTGATAACCTGACAACGCACTTAATCGGTTGCCTGTCGTACTTGTATATCAACACAGGCTCAGTGCCAGTAGCATTGGCGGCAGAAGTAACCTGTGACCACCACTCCGGCTTGTAATTGCCGCCAGCATTGCTTGCATACCGCTTTGCCTCGATTGTCCAACCGTCAAGCCCGATCAAGTCGCCATGGTCACTTGCCCTGTACTGTTCCAAGTCTCTCTTGACCTCAACGCCTAGCTGATCCTGTATCATCCTTGCCAGTTCACGCTCAAAGTTTGCGCCCTTTACTCTGCCATTTGTCATTTCTCTCACCCACAATTCATATCCTGCCAAGCCATAATAGCCGCGCAACGCTATAACGTCATAACGTCCATCTCTGGGCTTGTGCTTGTTTGTTATGCGGCATAGCCACTTCATGCGGCCTCACCACCCAATACCCAGTTCTCAGCCGTATCCTCAGCAAACTGCTCAGATCGTCCAGTGAGGTTAATCTCGCTGATAATCGCGGCATCCTTGACAAACATGACAACATACTCGCCCTTCTCTCGAAAAACAAAAGCCGCCCTGTCACTGAAATCACCCCTGCCAAAAAATTGATGTACTAGCATCACTCCACCCCAAATTCTTCGCACCAATCCTTCAGGCCGACCTTACCCTTGCTCATCTGATACAGCTTCATCATCTGCTTTGCTGATGGTGGTGCTTTACGGTTAACCCAGTTATGCACTGTCGGTTGTGTTACATCTAGCATCCGAGACAGATCAGCCTGTCTAATGCCCTTCGTTACTAGCCATTCTGCCAATTTCATTTTATTATCCTGTGGTTAAAAAGTTACAATATAAATCTAATATAATTTTTTACTTGATCGGTCAACCCGAATAAGTTAAAACAGGTTTATAACAACAAACGAGGATAACATGGATTATACAGTTGAACAGTATCGTAAGGCGTTGTTAGGTCATGACTGGTTTTATGACTGCTCAGAAGACCCAAGCGTGTTTCGCAGGGGCAATGAAGAACGCCAAGAGCTTTATAATATGCGCTACAAGTTAGACAAAGATTACAAAATCTGGAATGAGTTAGCACCACGCATTTATCACATAAGTGATGAGGTCAGTCATGGAGTCAGTTAACCTAACAAGGACTTTGGCAAGAAACCATCATGCCAAAAACTATAAGGTCTGCTTGGTAGTTGATTTTTATAGAGAGTACGTCATTAGTGCGCGGTCTAGCGATGAGGCAATAGAATTGGCAGAGGCAAGGTTAAAGCAACGCCATAGCAGTATGTCTCAGAGAGGCTTTGTTATTGGCGATGTAGAAATTGTACAGGTGACAGAACATGAGTGAAGAAAATTTCTTAAAGATTGGTCTGGATCACTTTAGCCCATCACAGTTACTAAGACCGACACCCAACTGGCTGTTTGAGTATGTCTATCTTAGCAAGGAACAGCGCAGAGCCATCACAGTCGGCGAGAACGCCGCCTATGGCACAGCCGTACACAATGGCATACAGGCTTTTCTTATCAGCGATATTGACATGGATCAGGCTGTTGATCAGGCGTTGCTAGAATATGACTTCCACCCTGCTGATGAGGATCAGGAAAAGCGCATTGAGTTCCGTGAGCGTATTGACCCAGCCGTTAGACTTGGCTGTGAGCATTTTGCTGAGATGGTAAGCGCAGAGGCAGAGCAGAAGATACATCTGGAATTGCCTGATGTGTCCATCCCACTGACAGGCTACATTGACTTGGTACATGACGGCAATCTCTATGAGATGAAGACCAAAGCACCGCGCAAAGGTCAGATCAAAAAGGATGGCACTCGTGGCTGGTCTAAGCCAGCTATGCCAAAAGAGCCTGACTATAATCATCTTTGCCAAGTTGCAGTGTACCATGCGGCAACAGGCTTAAAGCCTAACATCGTTTATATCAGTGACACCGACATAGCGCACTTTAATCAGGACAACTGCGATAAGCTGTCGCCTGAGTATCTTGAGTTCTGCCTGTATGACTTACGGCGCAGGGCTTTGATCCGGCAAAACCTACTGGCAATCAGTACCGACCCCAAGGTGCTTGCTGGTCTGGTAGAGCCAGAGTTTAACCATCCATTTTACTGGAATAACCAATACATTGATGAAGCGAGGACACTATGGAATCTATAAACAAATCTGTATGGAACACACTATCAGCCGTTGACGTTAACAAATACGCTGAGAAAAAGAACGGCTTTACCTATCTAAGTTGGGCATGGGCGTGGTCTATTTTGAAAGACCACCACCCTGATGCCACTTATCACAAGCATATCTTTAACGGCCTACCGTTTATGCTTGACCCTAACGGCTACGGCTATGTGCAAGTCACAGTATCCGTTCCAAGCCTAGACTCGTCATGCACAGAGATTATGCCTGTGCTGAACCACGCTAATAAGCCTATACAGAACCCAGACAGCTTTGAGGTGAATAAGTCGCTTCAGCGTTGCTTGGCAAAGGCGATAGCGGCACTGGGACTGGGCGCATATCTGTTTCAGGGTGAAGACCTACCGCAGACTGTTGCAAGCAGTCCTGCGCCGTCTTCACCGCCACCAGCAAAGGATTTCAAGAAGGTGTCTATCCCTCTTGAGCAAGAGATCAGGTTAGCACCTGATTTAGAGAGCCTGAAGGCTCTTTATAACCGTGTCTCTTTGTCTCTGACCCCAGATCAAAGAGCCTTATTTAGCCAACGTAAAATGGAGATTCTTAATGGCTGATTATGATAATAACCTTCGGGGCGTTCTGTTTGTGAACCACAAAAAGGAAAACCCTAAACAGCCTGACATGACAGGTAACTGTGAGATTGACGGCGTTGAGTATTGGCTGTCGGCGTGGAATAAGACATCCGCAAAGGGCAGTACATTCATGAGCCTTGCACTGTCACTGAAGGACGCAAAGCCTAATGGTGAGGCAACACCACAGCCACAGGCACAGCAACAGGTAGCCCTAGATGATGACGTTCCTTTCTAGGTTTCGCCGCAAGCCACAAGTCACAGCCAGTAGAAACCGCAAGGTCAAGCTGGTTGTGCCTCGTGAATTTGGTTTGCTTATAACGGAAGATGATTGCGCTGATATGTTTATTTACAGGCAATCACCTGACGAACAACTTGATCTTGCTTCACGGTTGATAACCGTTGCACTAGAGCGCAGAAGGGCTGAACGCCGTGAAGAAAGCAAAAAAGATTGACCGCAGTGGGCGGCATCCGTGGGGTGGCAACGGTACTTGCCACTATTGTAATAATCAATTTAGTTGGAAGACAGACGGTCTAGCCAACGCAAAAGGAAAGGTATTTTGTAACCATGACTGTTTTCAGAAGAATATACACCGCAATTCAAGTGCTGTTCGGGAAGCCCCTGACTTTGACAGCCTATGACCGCCGTGACCTAAACTATGTGAGGGTTAAGGACATCATTAACATCGTTAGTGAGGTGAAGGGTGTTGCTGTGATTGACATCCTGAGCCGCCGCCGTCAGCACAATGTGACTGGTGCTAGACACCTCGCAATGGTAGCGGCTTTACGATACACAAGGGCAAATTATTCGGATATTGGCAGAGTGTTTGGCAAAGACCACACAACTGTGTACAATGCGGAGAAGAAATACAAACGTGCTGATATGCACATGATCTCTGACTTGAACACGGTGAAAAAACGCCTTGACGAGCTTGCCGCCTGAATTATTTATAGCTGTACCAGACCTAAGCAACACAACTGCTGGTCTGGTTGGCGAACACTTAGCCTCAGCCGCCATATTACAGCGCGGCTGGGCTTGCTCTATGGCACAGCAGGACGCATTTGATCTTATAGCCAATATGGGCAGAGAGTGTTATCGGGTACAGGTAAGATCGTGTTGCTGGTCAAAGCGATTAGGCACACAGAAACAAAGCACCAAAAGTTTGCAGTTCCCAGTTGGCAAAGGCGGCAATAAACGATTTCCGACCTACGAGGATTATGATATCCTAGCCCTCGTGTCTTCTGAACAGCGAGGGTGTTTTTTTATGCCTGTATCCTCAGTGGACAAAATCAAACTAACGATGCCAGTGAGCTATTTCAACAGCGCAGAGCGTGAGATAGAAAGCTGGGATGAAACCATAAGGATACTGAGAAATGAATTTACCCAACAGACGACCATGCGTCACCACAGAGCTAGGAATGGGTCTGGCAGTCACTGTCAGCTTTCACCCCCAAACAGGTGATGCGGTGGAAGTGTTTATGACTGGGCGCGGCAAGGCTTCTGATAACGAGATGCAGAACGTGCTATATAACATGGGTGTTGAAGTGAGTAAGCTGATGCAGAAGGAGATTGACCTTGGATCATACGCAAAAATTGATCGACTTGATCAAACAGCATGAGGGCTTTGTAGAACACGCCTACAAGGACTCTGAGGGGTATTTGACCATTGGTTATGGACGCTTGATAGACGAGCGTTTAGGCGGCGGTATATCGGCCAAGGAAGCAGAGTTTTTGCTGATGAACGATATCAATCAGGTGATTGATGCCGCCAAGAAATACACCTTCTGGGACGATCTAAACGAGCCACGCAAGGCCGTCATCATCAGCATGATGTTTAATCTAGGCCAGCCCAGATTCGACAAGTTCCGCAACACTAAGGATGCTATCCACGCTGGCGACTATGGTAAGGCGGCTGATGAAATGCTTGACAGTATGTGGCGAAAACAAGTCGGTCACAGGGCAGAACACTTGGCTGAGATGATGCGTACAGGGGAATGGCAATGAACGATATGATCCCAAACAAACAGGTTTATCAGTCTAACCGCCGATATATGTGTTGGGCGGCATTGGCTATGATGATAGTGTGTACTATCGCCACCATCATTGACCCAGAGCGCATGGCAAAGGCTGAGTCTATTCTCATGGCGCAATACCTAGCCCTATCCGGCTTGGTAGGCACTTACTTCGCTGTCGGAAACAGGAGCAGTAAAAATGATGACACTACTAGGTAGTCTGTTAGGGTTCGGAACATCGTTCTTGCCAGAGGTGCTGGCTTACTTTCGGGCAGGTCAGGAACACAAGCAAAAGCTAGATGAGATGCGGCTAGAGGCTGAGTTGATGGAAACACGGTCTAAGCTCAAGCTAAAAGAGCTTGACGCTGAGGCTGACATCGCTGAGACAAAGGGTATCTATCAACATGACCGATCTATTGACGCTGGGGGATTTGTCAACGCTCTGCGCGGCAGTGTGCGCCCTGTTATTACTTATGCCTTCTTCATAATGTTTGTCTGCGTTGAGGTGGTCATCATGCTGAAGGTGATGGAATCCGGCGGCGATTGGAAGGATGCAGTCGAGCTAATGTGGTCACCTGAGACGCAGGGGTTGTTTGCCGCTATTATGTCGTTCTGGTTCGGCAACCGCGCCGTTAGCAAATATTACAGCAAAAAGTAGGCAGAAAAAGACCCAGTGGCCGAAAGGTAAGCCACTGGGTTAAGTGCCTGTGCGCGTTAGGAGGACACAGGCTGGGAGGAAAAACCTGTCTATATTATAGGTTTCCAAACAAATAAAGCAAGCCCCAAAAGTTGTAGGTAGGATGCAGGATGTTAGTCCAGCTAAGACAGTACAATGCCGCAAAGCCACCCAGTATTACATTCATCATAACTCTAGCCATTTTATTCTCCTGTTTCATATTTACCGTTCAGCCAATCCCTCATAGATTGTATGAGTTCTTTTTCGTCTGCGGTTTCATTGTTGCCACGCCCCTCAATGATATCTAGGTCAGCATGGGTTAAATTGTGCGACTCTATAATCTCTTGAGCCAAATCCATCACTCTCAGGCTCTTTTCTTCTTCCCAGCCTTCAATATCAATCGTGATGCTTCTGATCCTGATGTGCGCCTTGTTTTCTTCCGGCGTCATTACAATGCCCATTACTTGATCCCCCTCTCAACAACGCCCTCTGCGGATGCCATGACGCGATCTGCATACTCAACCAGCGTCATCTCTTTCTCATCCAGTGGGTTTAACTCGATAAACTTTTTAATTGCGCTCTTAACAGACGAATAGAAGCCTATGTTGCGCCAGCCCTTTTTACCGCCAACAAATGTTTGTAGGGTGTAGTTCGGGTGGTCAGCCTCGATCTGGTAGTCTTTACTGATAAAGATGATTTGCTTGCTCATCGTCATTCTCCTCTATCTCACGCTTATCGTTATAACAATCATGACAATACATATCCTCATCGTCATAGATCACCGCATTGTGTTGATCGCACCCTGCACACTTACTTGTCATCATTATAACATCTCCCTTGTTAATGGTTCTGCGCCGCTATCAATAGCGGTCATATTTTCATTCATTAGCTCAACCCACGCCTCTTGGAACTGGCTAAAATCACCAGCAGATATCGTGCCACGCCCAAGGTGGTTGCTCCACTGGATATACTTGTAATCAAGATCGTCTAAGTCGAGCCAACGATACTTTGATTTGATGTTGTCTTTGGTTATCATAATTACCCCCTCTTAGGACGGTTAATAACCGTCTGTTTGGTTTCTTTGTACACAGCGTGTTCCTTTACTGTGCCTTTGATGGTGAACGTGTCACCCTTCTGCCCAAGGCGATTACCACCCTTGTAGACAATCACATTGCCGTCAGCATCAATCATTGAGTTGATCCAAGTCGTGCCATAAAAGCCATCAAAACTGTGCGTAAATGTCAGAGTGACATCACGCTCAATACGATCACCGACAGAACCAATAAAGTCGCTGGCTTTAGCTATTCTAATGCGCTCAATCTTATACAAGCCCTCACGAACCTTTTGCTTAATGCTGTGCAACGCATTAATCTCAGAGCGAATATGCGCGGCTTCAATGCGCTTTTTTTCTTGACTCTGATAACGCTTAATCTGAGCGGCAACTTGTTTGCTGTTGTATAGCTTGTCACGCAAATAGCCAATGCCCTTGCAATCATAGCAAGTGTCATCTGAATTACTGCGCTGTATTCTAGCGCATACACGGCCTGTGCTATTGCACTTGACGCAATCATAAAGAGCATAATCGCCATCAGCACTGATGCGGCCTGTATATGGCTCAGTGGACATATATGTGAATTTTTGCTCGATTTCGATCTTAGTCATAATCATCGGTTTCTCCCTTTAATTTACTTCCGATAAGTTAAATCTAATTTAACCTATCACATAAATCAAGCAGAAAAGTAAATTATTTTTAAGTTTTTTTAGAGGGCGTTGCCGAGGTCAATCATCTGACAGGCTGGCTGGATAGCCATAGCCTCATTTCTGGCAGGGTGTTGCGACAGGTATTCCTGCACCTTCTCAGCACTGGGACATTCTCTCACAAAAGCGTATTCCATCTCTAGTGGACGGTCTGGGTAGATGAACACCATGATGAATACGATGATCTTCATCTCATCGTGGCTTTCAGAGCGATCAGGACGGCGATTACGCCAGCCCCGACTATGGCAATAGCCAAACCAGCTACAACGGCGTGTACGAGCCTCTGACGGCGTTTAATCCGGTTTTCTTCTGCTTCCCTACGCTTGCGCCTCGCCTCAGCACAGAATTTCTGGTAATCTGCCCACATATTCGGGCGGCCAGCCCATATCATCTGCTCTCGTAACAGGGCTTCCTGTTCTTTGATGCGCTCCAAGGCCATAAACTCAGCGAGATCGTTATTCTTGCCACCGCCACCCTTTTTGTTGACCTTGCGCTCCAAGTCTTCTTTTGCGGTTGTAAAGACACCAAAGGCACTTGCGGCAGAGGCGAGTTCCCTGCCGTTGTTAACAGTTTCCTTGATGATCTTAAAGGCGGCATTAGCCGCCGCAAGTTCCGCTAACATTAGTACACCCTGACTTTGCTGGTATCCACATACTTAGGCACACAGTAGGCTGTGACCTGATCGTCAGGATGATTATACCTTATGTCAGGGCGACTACCAAATCGGCGAGAAATCTCTGCGGCAAAATGGTTGCATCGGTCTATTGACTGAAAGTGCATATCATTGCTTTGAAGGTAACGGCCGTCTCCTGCGCCCAGCCAGACGAGCAACAGGAAGACGTGTTCCATTACTTTTCAAGCAATCTTTCGATGCGATCCTCTATGCGGCGCAACGTAACGAGTAGGGTGTCCAAGTCACCCTTTAACTCGGCTTTGGTGGCGTAATCTTCGCGTGTCCTGTTCAGCAGGATATTAAGCCGCTTGACTTCGTTGTTAGTGTTGATCAGAAACCAAGCAATACCAGCAAGGATGATAGAAATTAGTGTATCAATCATAGCGGCCATTTCCATTGTTACCACCCAGCAGGAGTTTTGCCTACGATTGGCGGTGTGATAAGATTGTCTAACTGTTGTTCAAGCATTGCCTGTAACTCATCTTCAGTCTTGTCCAGACTAGCCAGCACCCAGCCCTTCACCTGTTCTTTGGTCAGGCTGTCAAACGCTGTGAAGCTGTCAGCATCAGCCTCGCCAACACCAGCACTACCATATGCACTGACAGAAAGCGGCTGGCCTTCATCGTTCGTAGCTGTACTGTGGGTTGCTGTTAGCCGCCAATGTACTGCCTTGGCTACATCTGTTAAGTCACCCTCTGATGGGGC